GGTTTACTAAGTGGTGGCTATCAGATCCCACAAAAGAACCTATCGTAGTTATAGAAGATCAGCAAGGGAGAGCAGAGGGAATTTGGGATGGTTGGCATCGTACTGCTGTTTCGATAACCTCTGAGCTTCGTAGAATTCCAGCGTTTGTGGGGAAAAGAAGATAGATGTCAGATAACGAATGGTCCAGACCAGCAGCGCCCCCGCCGCCACTCTTTCTTGGCAAGAAGGAGCGCGACCTTGTTAAGCAAGTTAACGATGAACTTGTAGAAAAGGTTATTGGACAGCAGATACTCTACTACCCTATTGATCTCGAAACAACAAACTTTCACGAGCTATATGGCGAGGCTATAGAAAAAACTTATCTACCACCGATAAGAGTCTACGCTCTTGTCAAGTTTGATCAGGACGACACTTCTTATCTAGATTCAGTTGGGGTCGATAACGTGTCTGAAATTACTGTTCATTTCCATAAACGTAGACTCACAGAAGATCAAGATGTCTTTGTAAGAGAGGGGGACTTTGTTCTCTATGGAGATCTCTACTATGAGATTATGGCACTTTCTTCACAAAGAAGATTATTTGGACAAGTAAACCAAACATTTGAGATCTCTGCTAAATGCAAGAGAGCACGCAAGGGACTATTCGATGCTACCTGATAATTTTGATTTCGCACAACTTCCAGAAGACCAGAAAGAGTTCACCCTACAAGAGATAGGAATGTTGGGCTCTCGCATTGAAGATATTGACTATGCAATGATGTCTTGGATCAAAGAAGACCTTGATTTGACAACAATAACCAATGAAGGCTACAAGCGAGTCCCTGTTCTTTGGCAAACTCCAGAGCGCGCATTCCAGATTAAGAACAATAAAGACCTTCGCGTTCCCGATGATCATAGTTCAGGTGCCCTAACCCTCCCTGTAATTACAGTTGAGAGAACTGCTATAACCAAAGATCCAACAAGAAAAGGTGGCTATCAGGCTCAAATCTTCTCAAATCAACGCAACGGCAGAGTAGGTCGCATGACTATCGCCAAGCGAATCAAGCAAGATAAGACCCGTAACTTCGCGGTAGTCGGTAACACTCGCACAAATACTTCAGGAACTAGGCAGAAATACTTCCCGAGAGTAAACCATAAGGTTGTTATTGAGACTTTATCCATTCCAATTCCGATCTATGTCAACCTCGACTACAAGATTATTGTCAAAACTGAATACCAACAGCAGATGAACGACCTAACCCAGCCCTTTATGACGAGAACAGGACAAATAAACTCATTTGTAATGCGCAGAAATGGACATCTTTACGAAGCATTTATCGACCAAGGCTTCGTCCAGTCCAACAACGTCGCCAATTTAGGCGAAGATGAAAGGCAGTTCACCAGCGAAGTAAGCATTAAAGTGTTAGGTTATCTTATAGGAGAAGGAAACAGCGACGATAGACCTATCGTTACCAAAGAAGAAAGCATAGTAGAGATAACATACCCCCGAGAAACAGTTGTCCCCGCAAGCAGCGACAACTTTTTTATGGACTAAAGACATCCTGAAGTGTTTTGGCAATCAACACTACTATTTAAACTATGATTAGCGATGCTATTTAGCATTATTTTTATAAAGAGAGGTTCTTAGAATGTCAGTTAAAAGCTTTAAGTTTGTGTCCCCCGGCGTGTTTATCAATGAAATTGATAACTCTTTCCGTCCACGTAGACCAGACGCAATCGGTCCAGTAGTTATTGGACGAGCAGCAAAGGGTCCAGCAATGCAGCCTGTAAAGGTTGAATCATATTCTGACTTTGTTGATACATTTGGCGATACAGTCCCAGGAAATGCTGGTGGTGATGTTTACCGTGATGGTAACTACCAGACCCCAATGTACGGCACCTACGCTGCTAAGGCGTTCTTGAACGCCAATGTTGCTCCACTAACCTATATCCGTCTACTTGGTGAGCAGGCAACTGCTGCGACTGGGGATGGAAAGGCTGGTTGGCAAACCACAAAGAGCCCCAATTCTGCACTTGCAGACAATGGTGGCGCTTATGGTCTATGGTTATTTGAAAGTGCATCTGCTGGAAATCTTGGTACTGGCGCATTGGCTGCTGTTTGGTACATCGATAGCGGTTCACAGATTCTCCTTTCAGGAACTTACGCTGATGGCTCTACCACCGCCGCAAAGGTTGGTGCTTTCTTTAGACCAGACGGTAGTGACTTTACAGTAGAAATAACTGAATCTGCTGGTGGTTCAAACAAATACACTTTCAACTTCAGTTCTGCTGATGATAAGTTTGTCCGCAAGGTATTCAACACCAACCCCCTTCTAGGAAACACTGATGCTAGTGACTTTTATTCTTCTGATGCAGAAGAAGCATACTGGCTTGGAGAGTCATTTGAGCAGGAGGTAGGAAACCTTTCTTACACTGTAGCAAACTCTTTTGGTGTTATTCTTCCAATTGCAAAGAATGGAACTCCTGGCGAAGGTCCACACGTAAGCCGCGAGGGAATGCGCGAGGCAGGAACTGGCTGGATTATCGGACAAGATCTTGGTGCAGCCGGCTCTTATGACCCCGCCACTGCCCAGAAGCTATTCCGACTCGTTGGTCGCAAGCACGGAGAGTGGCTAAACAAGAACACTAAGATTTCTATTGAGAGAATCAAGCCCTCTACCACAAACACTTCTGATTACGGCTCATTCTCAGTAGTAGTCAGAGCACTAGCCGACACCGACAACAAGGTGGTTGTAGTTGAGCGTTTCGATAACCTAAACCTAAACCCAACTTCTGAAAACTTCATCGCTAGAGTAATTGGCGATATGACCACTGAGTGGGATGCAACCGAGAAGACCTTAAGAAGCTACGGAGAATACCCCAATAACTCTAAGCATTTCTACGTTGAAATGGAAGATGAAGCATACACTGGTCTGCTAAACGCTAAGTACCTACCATTCGGCTACCATGGTCCTGATGCTTATACAACCGTAGCTGATGTTTATGATGGCTGGACACCCGGTTCTAGCGACTTCGTAGAGACTGCTGCTGTGTTTGGCAGTGCAACAGAACTTCTTGATGATGGCTCAGGGACTGGTAGAACTGGTTCCTTCAGCTTCCCCTCTACTAGACTTCGCCTCAGTTCTTCTGATGGCGGACTATTCGACCAGAAGAACGCTTACTTCGGTATGCAGACAACAAGAAGCCCTTCTAGCACAGCCCCCGACGGTTCTGCCGCAGACCCACATCGTTACTGGCCATCTGCTACAACACCAGCTTATTACTTCACCATGGATGACCTAGAAGTCGATTCTAACGGTGTTGCTACCTATGTTGAGGGTTCACGTCAGGCAGGCACAAGCCGTACCGCTACCAGTGGTTCAGATCACCTTATTGAGGACGATTCCTACAACCGCTTTACTGCACCAGTTTGGGGTGGCTTCGATGGTGTAAATATCCTCAAACCAGATCCATTCTACAACGCAGGTATGGAAGGAACCACAGAGCTAACAAACTACGCCTACAACACTTACAAGCAGGCGATTGATACTGTCGCGGATCCAGATCTACTAGACATGAACCTACTATCTATTCCCGGTCTAACCAACACTGGCTTAACCACAACGATGGTCGAGGCTTGTGAAGACCGTGCAGACGCTCTTGCTCTAATTGACCTTCCCAACGTATACCTACCAGTTGCAGAAGGCTACTACAGCCGTACTGCTCGTGTCGTAGGTAACGCTACAACTTCAGCCCAGGCATTGAGAACAAGACAGATTGACTCATCTTACGGTGCTACATTCTTCCCATGGGTTCAGACCCTAGATGAGAGAACCGGTCAGCTTCTTTGGGTTCCTCCCACTGTTGCTATGATGGGTGTTATGGCTTCCTCTGAGAGATCTTCACAGGTCTGGTTCGCACCAGCAGGCTTCAACCGTGGCGGACTATCCGATGGTGCTGCTGGTATTCCAATCTCAAACGTCAGCCAGCGTCTCTCCTCTAAGGAGAGAGACACCCTCTATGATGCTCGCATCAACCCAATCGCCAGCTTCCCAAGCACCGGCATCGTAGTGTTCGGACAGAAGACTCTACAGGAGCGCCCATCTGCTCTAGACCGCATCAACGTGCGTCGTCTAGTCATCTACCTCAAGAAGCAGATTTCTATCCTATCTACACAAGTTCTCTTCGAGCAGAACGTGCAGGCAACTTGGAATCGCTTCAAGGGTCTCATCGAGCCATTCCTTGCTAACGTCAAGACTCAGTTCGGTATCACTGATTACCGTCTAATCCTTGACGAGAGCACAACAACCCCTGACCTAATTGATCAGAACATCATGTATGCTAAGATCATGGTCAAGCCCGCCCGCGCTATCGAATACATCGCAATTGATTTTGTGGTTGCTTCTACTGGCGCATCATTTGACGACTGATAAACGGGGGCTTTTGCCCCCACCAACTACTTATTTATGAATTACAGGAGAACCTAACAAATGCCATTCTGGTCAACCAACTTCGGACAGGACGCAACCCTAAAAGATCCAAAGCGTAAACATCGATTTACCGTAGAATTCCAAGGAATTAACGCTGCTCAGGGAGGTGCTCTCCTTTGGTATGCAAAGACTGCTACTAAGCCCGGCTTTACTGTTAACGCTGCCGAGCACAAGTACCTCGGTCATACCTTCTATTACCCAGGTAATGTAACTTGGGACGCCGTAACTGTTACACTTGTTGACCCAGTTGACCCAGATGTTACTGCTACCTTCTCCGATATCGTTGTTGCCGGTGGTTATACTCCCCCAACTGACGCTAACTCACTCGGTACCGTTTCTAAGGCAAAGGCTACTGGTGCTCTTGGTACTGTTCTAATCACTCAGCTTGATGGTGACGGTAACCCAGTAGAATCTTGGACTCTATGGAACGCCTTCATTATGAGCATGAAGCAGGATGACCTTGATTACACCAGTGATGAACTTTCTACAACAACCGTAGAACTTCGTTTCGACTGGGCAAGAGTTGAGACTCTTACTAACTCTTCCGCTGTAAATGGTTCTGGCGGAAACGAGTTCTTCAAAGCTTAATAGACAATAACTAAACGCGAGGTGTAAATTGTCAAGAAATCAGGATCGCCTAGGCGGCGTTCAACAGCCTGACACGAGCCCTCCGCCCCAACAGGGTGGCGGGGGTTTCTCGTTTGTAGTTCCTACAGAATTTGTGGATCTACCTTCACAGGGTCGCTTTTATGCACAGGGTCACCCTCTTCACGGAAAAGACTCTATCGAAATCAAGCAGATGACTGCTAAAGAAGAAGACATTCTCACTTCGAGAACTCTTCTAAAAAAGGGACTGGCTTTAGACAAACTCATAGAAAGCCTCATTGTTGATAAAACAATCAACCCAGCATCGTTGCTTGTTGGTGATAGAAACGCCATCATAATCGCTGCTAGGGTATCTGGTTATGGAAATGGCTATGATACAAACGTATCTTGTCCAGCATGTGAAACAAAGCAAACATACAGCTTTGACCTAAACTCGGCGCATTTAGTCCATGGTCAAACTAGAGAAGATTTACAAGTTACAGATAACGGAGATGGAACAATAACCTGTATCTTACCAAAGACACAAGTTAGTGTTGTTGCAAGACTGTTAACAGGTCGCGAAGAAAAAAGGCTGATAGATGTTGCTAACACCGATACTCTTATATCAACCCAGCTACAATCAATAATAGTAAGTGTTAACGGAGACGCTTCTCCGCAAGCAATTGATTATCTATCAAATAACTTACCCTCTTTTGATTCTCGTCATCTTAGAATGGTCATGAAGATGGCTACCCCCAACATCGATCTAACTCAGAAATTCTCTTGTACCAACTGTGGTCACACACAAGAGATGGAGGTGCCGCTAACGGCGGACTTTTTTTGGCCTGACCGATGAATATAACGAGGCAGTTTATGAGCAGATTTTCTTTCTCAAGTATAACGGTGGGTGGAGTTTTTCTGAGGCTTATAGCCTCCCTATAGGGCTTAGAAAGTGGTTTGTTAACAGGACTATCAAACAACTTGAGATGGAGTCCGAGGCTATTAGGAAAGCATCCAAGGGACAAAGTAATTCTTCTTACCAAGAATTAACACCCAGTAACCAGCCACCTATCCCCAAAGAATATGCTAGATAATGAGGGCTCCTTCGGGAGCCTTTCTTTTTATGCGTATGGCTATTTATATGGAGAGGTAATTTAATGGCTTTAACTCCCGAGGAGATTGCTGCTTTAACAGCCGAGCTTGAAGCTCTAGCCACGGCTGGTGCTAATATAAACCAGTTAAGAAACAATCTTTCTAATTTAAGCAACACTGACTTAAGCGATCTTCTATCATCACTAGGTACAATTACGACTGCCAACGAAGACTTGGCAAAAGCTATTAGAGCACAAACTGCTTCAAACAATGCATCTATATCCTCATTAGAAGCAAGAACAAGAGCTTTACAAGATGAGGCTGCCGCATACGAGGGAACCACACAAGAATTAGATAAGAAAATAAAAGCCCAAAAAGCAGCACTAGAATTAGCGAGAGAAGAGCAAAAAGTAAATGGTGGAAGTTTTGATAACATTAAAGCCCAAGAAGCAGCGTTAAAAAGCCTAACCGATCAAAAACAAGAACTAACTGAAAAAGCGCAAGAATTAAAGACCATCCAGCAGCAATTAGTTACATCAGGTAAGCAATTTGCAGAATCTATTTTTGCTGCTGATAAGGCAGGCGAGGGTATGCTCAATTCTGTTAAGTCTCTTGCGAGCGGATTGGGTGATTTAGCAGTTAAAAAAGTAGCTAGTTCTAAATCATTAGGTAAATTTGCTGGTGGAATGGCTGGTGCCCTAAGTTTGGGAATAGAATTTGCAAAAGCAATTGGTAAGTTAGCTATTGAGGTCTTTAATGCTTCTGCTGAATTCCAAAAAGCAACAGGTACTTCCCAAGCATTTGCAAATAGCATAATGAAAAACTATGCTGAGACTCGTACATTTGGAGGCACTCTAAAAGATGTCTCTGCGGCAGGTCAAGCACTTACTACTACGTTTACAGACTTCACCATGACGAGCGAGGCTACTCGTGATTCTCTCGTTAAGACTAGCGTTGCTCTATCTAAGCTTGGTGTTTCAACCCAAGACTATGCGAAGGGAGTCCAGCTATCTACCAAGGCACTTGGGCAGACCGGAATGCAAGCAGAGCAGACACAAAGAGAGTTGGCTGCCCTTGCTATGGATATTGGCGTTGCTCCATCCAAGATGGCTTCTGATTTTGCTGCGGCTGGTTCTCATTTAGCTAAGTTTGGTAGAGATGGAGTCAAGGCATTTAAAGATCTACAAGTAGCTTCAAAGATTACTGGTATTGAAGTAGGCAGGCTTCTTTCAATTACTGAAAAGTTTGATACCTTTGAGGGTGCAGCCGAACAGGCTGGTAAATTAAACGCTGCTTTAGGTGGAAACTTTGTTAATGCGATGGAATTGATGACTGCAACCGATCCGGTTGAGCGTTTTGAGATGATTCGCGACTCTGTTCTTGATGCTGGGCTCGCTTTTGATGATATGTCTTACTACCAGCGTAAATTCTATGCTGATGCTATGGGTCTAAGTGATGTGGCTGAGCTTGCTGCTGTTATGTCTGGAAACATGGATTCTCTAAATGGAGAAATCGGCAAGACTTCTGCTGAATATGAAGCAATGGCTGAGAGAGCACATACAGTTCAATCTTTCCAAGAGCAACTGAATGCACTTTTTGCCGATATGGTTCCGCTTTTGATGCCTGTGGTTGAGGGACTGCAATTTTTCATGACTATTCTTTCTGAGAACAGGTCAATTATACAAGCAATTGGTGTCGGACTTGGAGTTATCGCTGCTGCTATGTCTGCAACAGCCGTAGCAACTCTTGCAACGACGGCTCCTCTGCTTATTCTTGCCGGGGTCTTAGCTGGTTTGGCTTACTTCTTCTTCAAAGAAACCTTCGCATCTTCATTCCTAGAAGGTCTTTTCAAAATCGGTAACGGATTTAGTTTTATAGGCGATTCAGCCTTAGCAGCCATAAGCCCAATAGGGGCTTTAATGAAGGCTGGTGATGTATTAGCGGATACATTCTTTGGTAAAGATGGGGTAAAAGTTGGTGCTGAGATGACCACCAAATCAGTTCAGAAGATGGATATGGCGATGGCTGATGCTGCGTCAACTTCAAGAGCCACAGCACCAGTAATCGCCAACAACAACATAATGTCGAGCGCTGTGAACAACGCAGTAACCACTACAACAAATAACATTCAGAAAGATCAACAAGATCGTAATATTATTGTTGAGCTTGATGGTAAGAAGGTTGGTGAAGGTGTTATGGGTAAGTTCGCAAGAAACGCGGCTATGGTGTAGGAAAATAAACAATGCAAAAGCTTTTTGATGTAAGAAAATACCAAAACGAAAACAGCACACTAGTGGATGGCTCTGATGCTCTCGCAAACAAGAAAGAACTAGTAATCTCTTTCTATCATGAGCCATCTGGTAGAAGTGTGTTTTTCAAGGCGTTTATAACTGCGTTCACAGAAACCTATAACTCTAACTTTACTTCTCACGAAGCATTCGGTAGAACTGATCCAATTTACCAATACAAGAACACAACTAGGAAAATCTCACTTACCTTCGAGGTTCCAGCAGCAAGCGAAGGAGAGGCATATGAAAACCTTGGAAGAGTATCTGCTCTTGAACAGATGTTATATGCTTCATATGCGGGCGATCCAAATAACGCCCTAAACATAACCCAGGCACCCTTGATAAGACTTAAAGTCATGAACTTGTTGCAGAAACAATCAGTAGTTTCAACAGGAGATATGACTAACGAACAAGGTATTACCCAGTATGGCTATAAAATAGAAGACAAAAAAGACACATTTCAGATTTATTCAAGCACCTCAGACTCGACAAGAGGACTTTTAGGAATAATAGATAATCTAAGTGTTAATCATAATATAGCAGGGGACGATAGTGTCTTTCATAAAACAAAAGTTGAAACCGATCCAGAAACTCAGAGATCAAAATTAGTTGGTGTCCCCAACACTATCCTTCCAAAAAACATAGAACTAAGTCTTGGCTTCTCGCCCATTCACGAAACTACTCTAGGATGGCAAGGCGAAACGCAAATTGAATCACTATTTCCATATAATGCTGTTACAGAGCAAACCGCCAGAGAAGGAAAAGAAACATCAGCCAATCCCCTTATAGCATACAAAGAAGAAGTAGCAAAACAAAAAGCAGAAGAGCAAAAGAGGAAGTTAAGACAACAAAATATAGATAACGCCAAAGCAAGATATAGCGGAATGCTTGGAGGAATGAGGATGAAGTCAGACACTAGAAGAAAGCTGCGAGGTAATGAAAAGGCCACCCAGAGATATAATGACTATGCTGATGCCCTATTTGATGAAGGCTTGATGGAAGCAGGTTTTGCAAATGAGGAAGAATTAGATAAATTTATAGAAGACATATCATAATGAGCGACATTAAAAACTTTACATCCACAACAATTATAAACGACACAGACTTTTACAGAGAGTTGCGTGAGCGCAGAGGTGTAAAACAAATAGAACACTTCACCACTCCTCGTCTGCGACAACCAACCCTATCAGACAGAGTGAAACTCAAAACCTCGACTCACATCTGGAAGTATGGTGATAGATTTTACAATCTCGCACACCAATACTATGGAGACACACGTTATTGGTGGGTTATTGCTTGGTACAATGGTATCCCAACAGAAGCGGAAGCAAACACGGGCGATGTTTTAGAGATTCCTCTAGATATTGGCGAAGCACTTTTGGTTTTAGGAGCGTGATAGATGACCTGTTACAATCGAGAAAATCCTTTAACTAAGGAACAATTTGATGCTCTTATTGAAGAAGTTCATAAAGAATCTAACACTTGGGAAACAATCGCTGGAAGATATGTCGAAGAGAAAGTCGGAGGCGAGTATCAATTTGACTTAGTTGCTGGCGTAGTGGAGTGGGCTTCTGATTTATTTGGACCAAGTGTTGATGATATTAAGCGTCCAGAAAAATTTGTTCCTTGGATGAAAGAAAATAACCAAGATGTTTCTGCTTTATATGATGTTTATGCTGCTTACAATAGAGATGTTCTAAAAACTCCCGGATTTCCAAACCCAAGTGATCTCGACTTTGGAGAAAGATATTCAGGTGTAAAATGTGACTCGGATAAACAAGGGCTAAAAAACCTAATCAAATCAAAATATGAGGATGCAGTCACAGGATATATAAACACTTGGATTGAAATAGATGAAAGAAGTATTTTTGGCGGAAACAGGGGTATATCTAGAGAACAATTATCTGCTGCTGCCGAGTCTGAAGAAGGAAGAAACACTGCTCTTGCTCAAATAAATGCTGAACGGAAGAGACTTGAGGAAAGAGCAAATAATATTGAAAGAGACTTGTTCACGGATAAGGCAATCTATCAAGAGCAGTGCTTCCTATTAAGTCAAATTCCAAAATTACTAGAATTGAAATCAAAAATGCCGCCGCGTCTTCCTTACAACAAAGATGATGGTGTAGATAAGAATGCTCCATTGCTGGTTTTCGATGAGCCCTTTGGCTTTATGAATAGAATGACTCAATCCAGTCATTCCCATAGATTATTTAACCTAACAACCGATCAAATTTCGTCTCTTGTTCCTACATTGAAATTGTACAAAGTTTTAACAGATCCGAGCACTGGAAAAGATTTAGGTTATGTAGAAATAAAGTTTGATTCCAACCCTGCTATTAAAAGTTACAGCGGCAACCAAAGTGCTTTGGATTTATTTAAATCAAAAAACAAGCGCGGTTTGGGTGTGGGGCTAAAAGATTTCAACTTTACCTTCCACGGCTCAGATCCGTTTGCAGCAAAAAAGGCAATACAAGCTAAGGTATCTATATTTGCTACCAGTTTTGGTGACTTAATTCAAGAAAGAAATGGTGAAGTTTACCCAAGTACATCCAATATTAGTGAAAATATTGATACAAATTATAGATTTGCTGATTTAGCACTTAAAACAGGAAAAACTCCCGAAGATTTGAGAAGTAATTTCTCATCAATTCAGAAAGACAATTTAGATAAATTAAATTTTAGATTAAAAGTTGTTTTAGGATGGGCAATCCCGAACAAGTACCTCTCTTCTTTTACAAAAGAGGATAGAGATGCAGTCTATGATTCATTTGTAAATCTTAGTTTAACCCCAACAACTCATGAGTTCTCTTTTGACGAAATGGGTGGAGTAACATTTGATATAAATTATCTTGCATATATCGAAGATTATTTCAACAACTCTATGTTTAATATATTTTCTACTCCTGGGGTTGAGACAAACAGAATAGCACGAAAAATGTTATATAATTTTCTTGAAAATATCAATTGTGATAGTAACGAATTAGACTTAATAAAAGAAGCAGATGCACAGGTCATCCAGCTAGAAAGAATTCAATCTTTTAGAAAGATAATCTCAGATCTTACTGTTGAAAAAAGAATTTTTTACTATAATTTATCTTACAATCAAATTCAGTATTTTTTGAGAACAGGGCGGGTACCTCCGGGTGCAGATTATGAACCAAAGCAAGACGGAGATATCAGTACAAGTGATATGGACAAGCAATTTAATGTTATTTCAAATGCTATCAGAAGAAGCGGAACTCTTGAAGGCGATGAGTTAGAAAAAACTTTAGAAAATTTTAGAATTTCTTTAAGAGCAACATCTAGTGAAAAAAATAAAATATCATTTATTTTTATTTCTGATTTGTTAGATATTATTATGAGAAATATAGATAAAACACTTGAATTTTTGTGTGAAAATTTAGGCGATGAAGAAAAAGGTCTCTTAAATTATGCTGATCGTGTTGATAATTTAGCACCTGCTTTAAAAAATACATTGAAAAAATACTCTAAAAATATATCGAATAATAAAGCAATTATTAAAGAAATTGAAAAGCTTAAAAAAGCAAGAGAACAATATAAAAAAATGAGAATTGTTTTAGGACCTATGGAGATTAAAGATCCATTTAGAAACAATGGTACTTTCCCTTGTACTATTGGTGATGTCCCAATATCTTTAAACTATTTTACAGATTTTTTGACTGAAAAGAAATTATCCAAAGATGAAATCGTATATCCAATTTCTAACTTTATTAAAGATTTGATTAATGATCTTATAAAGAATTTTCTAAATACAGATAGTTGTTTTAGCTTTAATGCAAAACAAAGAATTAGATTAAATACAACAACGTTATCTTGTTTTAGCAGAAAAGAAAATCAAACTGGTAATGATGATATCACATATTTTATTAAACAAAACCCAAAAACTCTTGGAAGAGGAAATGTTTTTCAAGGTTATTTTTTGAAATTATCTTCAAAAAATAAAGATCAAAAAGAAAGAAAATTACCTCCTGTTTTGCTTGTTTCTGGGCCATCTCGTTCACCTTTGCATTTATTGCAAGCTAGTAGAGAGTTTAATTATCAAATTTTCTATGCCGGCAGAGCATATCCGGTAGAATTAATGAATGGAGATGAAGCTACAGATTTAGATAACGGTATATTCCATTATATTTTAGGCAAAGACAGAGGTTTGGTAAAAAATATTTCTCTTGATAGAACAGATATGACTGGTCTTAAAGAATTAAGATTCGAGCAAGAAGGATTCGATGGCTTGACTCAATTAAGAGAAGTCTATAACACCAATATTGACTCTATGTTGAATTTACATACTTTTCCGGGTACTTATATCTTTGTTGATCCAAGGGGTTTTTCACCCGAGGCTGGAATTGATTACACTCAATTTGGTATTGGAGGATATTATATGATCACAAGATCAGAACACTCAATCGGACCAGGGAAAGCAGATACAAAAATTGTTGCCAAATGGGTTGCTCATGCTTCCAAAGAAAAAGAAGCAGAAAGTAAAGAAAAAGAAAGGATTGTTTCTGAAAATGAAAGTACTCCTACAAAATGCATTGCAGAAAAAAGAAAGAGTTCATTTGGAACTAGATTTGGTGCTTCTTTAGAGATTAAAGACGCTGGTGATGCAGCCCTGGCTGCTCTAAACCCTGGCTTATTTGTTGCAAAGGCTGCTATTGAGGCAGCAACTGGGAGTGATGAAGATGTCTGATTTTTATAAAGACAGCAATAATGAAAGTTCTTTCAAGCTTTTTAATAAAAGAGTGTTATATAAGTCTAAAGTTTTAGAAACTAACGAATCTAGTCTTGTTGATTTTTCATTCGCTGAAAAAGCATTGTACGGTAAAGTAAATCGAGAATTTGTTCCAATAACTGTAAGCAACAGACTAGCACAACTTAAAGGTTTTCGCAGTTCTGCTGAACCTCAACAAAATTTACAGGCATTATCTTTTGTTGTAGATGCTTTTGAAGCTATGGCTCAGCAGTTTAAAAAAGCACAACAATTAGGCAAAATATCTTCTAATGATACAAATCTTACAAATTTAAAAGTATATAAAAGTTATGTAAATGACTCTATCAAGTATAATGATTATCAAGAAAAATTAACATTATCATTAAAAAATAATTTAAATATTAATAATATTAATAATTTTGATTCTTTTATAAAAGAGCTTCTCTCAACATTAACTATTGTAACAAGGTCATACCCTTTGTCAATGCCTGCCTATATAAAAAGCCGTCGAAATAGTATCACTAATACAGGTCTTGCTATTGAAATTGCTGATGTACCATACGATAACGACGAACAAAAAATTTCTGAGTTTGTAAACAGCAAAAATTGGGATTTTTATGTAAATGCTTGTAATTCGTATGGTTTTATGATCGACATCAGCGCACCTTGGAGATTAGTAGCAGACCTTGACTCAATAGCAATGATCGGTTATGCTAGTCAATATAGACTTAACACAGTAAATCAAATATTGGGAATCAACTATAAAACAACTCATATTTCATATTTTCAACAGCTTCCTTTGCAATTGTTAAATCTTTACAACAACTTAATTCCAAGACATCAAATTGTATCTAGTGAGTGTGGTGCTGAAGTTGTCCAAACAGAAGAATACACTCTTACAAGTTTGACTGAAAAATACAGTAATAATTTCTTTTTAGACTTTTATTTTAATCTTAGATTCTCAGAAGAAGAAAAAAGATTTTCAGATGCTGAAAAAAATAGAATAATAAAAGATTGCAAAGAGCTTGCATCAGCAGTCAACAATCAGACAGCCCTCAATACTTTTGAAAGATATATCAACCAACCATTTGACTACAGAGGATCCTTGAGTTATCTTACTAAGGCAAGAAGATTAAGAGAGGATAAATGATATTCCAGACACTTGACGACAAGTCAGAGTGCGTTGGTGTTTACGTCGATGGAAAGCTGCATTTCGATGGTATTCCAGATGATCTGACGAAAACATGGAAGTACACTGGTTCTGTGCAGGACGATGCAATCGAATATGCTTGGCTATACTGTGGAGGCAAAGACCTACAAGCAGCTTGTCCTGAGCATTTGAAGGAAGAATTGACAGAGGTTCAGAAGACTTTCAGGGCATACCTGAAGTCATTTGAGATTGCGAAGATCAATCTCAGAGATAACTGTTTCTTTGATCTTGTGCCCTCGGACTTTCTCATGGAGTTTTGTGAGATTCGCAACAAGGTCACCCAGCATGTGTTTGAGACCTGCTCTCGACCTGAAAACTATGATCATCTCGATCAGGCTTACAAGTTGCTTCACAAGATCCGATACCAGAAATTGAACATCAATGTGGATGGGTGTCGTCACCTGATGACCTCTACAAGCGACCGAGAAGACATCAAGATGCTTGTAAAAAACAAGGCACACTATGTTGACTACAACCTTTTTGGAACGGTTACAGGGCGACTCACGACCCGTAGAGGAAGCAATCCGATCCTGACCATGAAGTCAAAGTTCCGTGAACTGATCAAGCCTACAAATAGTTGGCTTATGTCTCTCGACTACAACGGCGCAGAAATTCGCACCTTTTTGGCTCTTTCGGGACATGATCAGCCAGATGAGGATATCCATAAATGGAACATGACTCATCTTTATGGAGGATCTCCTGTTGATAGAGAGGAGGCTAAAGTAAGGTTCTTCTCTTCGTTCTATAACCATAGCGATAATTCTTTGAACGACTCAGTTTACAGCCGTAAGCATGTAATAGACAAGTATTATGATGGAAATCGGGTAAGAACTCCATTTGGTAGGACAATCGAGGTCGATGATCGCAAGGCTTTTAACTATGTGATCCAAAGCACCACTGCTGATCTTACAATCGATCGTGCTGTGGCGCTTGATAAGGCGCTTGAGGACTGCAAATCCAAGGTTGCGTTTATTGTCCACGATGAGATTGTTCTTGACGTTCATGCTGAAGACAGATATAAGATCCCTGAACTAAAGGAGGTGTTCCAGAACACTAAACTTGGTAAATTTAGAGCAAATGTGAAAGCAGGCAAGACTTACGGAACGATGAAGGAGATTGAGCTATGATTTCGCTGATAGGCATAGGCGAAGCAGGCTGTAATGTGGTATCTCTTTTCGAGGATCACAAGGAATACAATTGTTTTTTGTTTTCAGAAGGTCAAGAGAACACGAAGTACACAAGAAAATTAACAAGAGTGACCAAAGCAGAGGATTGCGAGGGAGAGGCACCCAAACTATCTTCTTACAAGACGAAAGAAGCAATACAAGACAGAGTTCAGGTGTTTCTCTGTGGCTCATCTTTCTCTGCGAACTATACACTGGCAATATTGGAGCAGATAAAAGACAGGCAGATTGATATCTTCTACATCAAGCCAGATGTAGACTTGCTGATTGGAGAAGTGAGGTTACAAGAGCGTGCAATATTCGGTATTCTACAGGAGTATGCCCGTTCAGGATTGTTTAACAGTTTTACCATCTTCTCCAACCCGGCAATCGAGAAGACAATAGGCGAGATCCCAATAAAAAAATATTTTGAAACCATCAATAAGAACATCTATTATGCTGTTCATTATTTAAATGTTTTCGATCACACAACACCACTTGTAGGCAACTTAAGTAAGCCTTCAGAAGTCCAGAAAATACGAACAATCGGGATCATTTCAGTAGACAAATTAAGTGAGCAATGGTACTATAAAATGGAGGAAGATCGCGACGTAGCCTACTATTTATGTATAGCAACTGAACGCTTGGAGAACGATGGAAAGCTTCACTCGAAGGTAGTCCAGAGTCTCAAAAGCAAACCCCGAAACGCTTTCAAAAATGTGACTTATGCTATCTATGAGTCACCCTACGAAACCGACTTTGGGTTCTGCGTAGCACACACAAATTTTATTCAAGGATTATTGCTTGACAGCAGAGGCTGAGCAAGTTACATTACAAATGAGCAAGGGAAAGCTCTAAACATCACCCAAACAAATACGCTTGACAGGACTTGGAGAGCGTGTTACATTAAGATGGTAAGGAACGCTTACTATACTATACCCAACAACAAGGAGACTATAATGGGAATTAACATGGAACTAATGCGGAAGAAGCTCGCCGCACTTCGTGGAGAAGGAAAGAGCGATCGAGCCAGTGTTTGGTTCAAGCCAGATGAGGGTGATACTGATGTACGCATCGTGCCATCAGCAGATGGAGATCCACTGAAGGAGATCTTCTTCCACTACAACATCGAAGGACACAGGGGCGGTGTTATGTGTCCCAAGCGCAACTTCGGCGAAGAGTGTCCGATTTGCGACTTTGCATCAAAGCTTTGGCGTGATGGAACCGACAACAACGACGAGGAGACCAAGAAGCTTGCTAAGAGCCTGTTCGTCCGCACTCGCTACTTCTCACCCGTAGTCGTGCGCGGTCTGGAGTCTGAAGGTGTAAAGGTCTACGGCTACGGCAAGACTGCTTACGAACTCCTTCTCGGCTATATTCTTGACCCAGAGTACGGAGATATTACTGACCCCGAAGGTGGTACTGACATCACCATCACATACACCAAGCCAACGCGCCCCGGTGCTTACCCACAGACCAACATGAAGATGCGTCGTAACACGAGCAGCCTTCTTGAGGACAAAGATGCAATCCCCGGTCTGCTCCAGAACATGCCTGACATTGATGCACTGTTCACCCGTCATACCTCCGCAGAGGTAGGAGCAATTCTTGACTCTATGCTGTCTGGTGATTCGTCTGCTGAGTCTCGTTCCCGCGAGACTACACAATACAGCAACAACCAGAAGTCAAGCGTAGATAAGGCTTTTGACGAACTGATGGCTGGCTAACCCTCCAACTCATAGTCAGCAGCCCCCACCCCTAAAAAGGTGGGGGTTTTTGTTTGCACTTTTGCTTTCGCTATGTTATAATTACTACTGAGCTTCGGCTCAAAATTAAAGAAAAATAAAGAAAAGTTAAATTAAATCAAGGAGAACTATATGGCTAAAGCAAAGGCTAAGGCTGGACGTGTATCTATGTCTGACCTTAGAGCGATGATAAATAAAAAGGCAGGTCGCAATGTCGCTCACGACCTACGAGAAGACAACCCAACAGAGGTCAAGGAGTGGATCCCAACAGGGTCACGCTGGCTTGATTCTATTATCTGCAAGGGCAAGTATGCAGGTATTCCAGTTGGTAAGGTAACAGAACTTGCAGGACTTGAGGCAACAGGCAAGTCCTTTCTCGCAGCACAGTGTGCTGCTAATGCACAGAAGATGGGTATTGGAGTTGTTTACTTTGATTCAGAGTCTGCAATTGATCCAGCTTTCTTGGAGAAGGCTGGTTGTGATCTTGAAACTATGATGTATGTTCAGGCACAATCTGTTGAGTTTGTGCTTGAGACTATTGAAGAAATT